GGTAGTTACAATGCTACTACAAACCTGACTACATTTTCTAGTGTTAACTGGTTAAGTACAGTTACTACACCTAACCACGAGTTAGTTGTAATAGATACAGATACTAGCTCCGCACGAGTTGGTAGATATGCAAAGCCTACAGTTAGTGGTACAAACTTTACTTTACCCGGTAATTGGTCTAGTGCTACACTTACAATAGGTTATATTTATCCATACGAAGTTAAGTTTCCTACATTCTATGCAACAAGGCAGAGTGGCAGTTCTACTGTATCTGATATAAACTCATCACTTGTACTACATAGACTTAAGTTTCACTTTGGTAAGATAGGTCTATATGAAACCACACTTGAACGTGTAGGTAAAACTGATTATACTGAGGTATATGAGTCTACAGAACTAGACGAGTACGACGCATCTGATGCACCGTATCTTGAAGAGTTTATTAAGACTGTACCTGTATACGAAAAGAATACAAACGTAGATGTCACGCTACGATCCTCGCACCCAGCTCCAGCTACATTACGTGCTGTATCTTGGGAAGGCGATTACTCACCCAAATATTACAAACGTGTCTGATTACATACACCCAATTACGATGGAGGCTGCCGCACAGGTTGCCTCTAATCTACGTCCAGATGACCGCAGAGAGGTCGAAGAAGGCCATGGGATACCATCCGCCCTTCTCCCTGTTTTGATGTGTCACAACCCATCCTACGTGTATTTTACAGTGCCTGACGGCAAGACTGCTGGCATGGCTGGAGTAGGAAAAGAAGGTGATATATGGATGCTATGCACTCCTGATATACACCGATACCCAATTACATTTGCAAGAGAGGCAAAGCGGTATGTCGATAGCCGACCTGAGCCCCTCCTTTGGAATATAGTTGACAGTAGAAACAAAGCACATTTAAAACTGCTGAAGTTTCTTGGTTTCAAGTTTTTACGTAAGTTAGAACATGGACCAAACAATATAACATTTATAGAATTTTGCCGTGTGCGTAGACGCTAATGCAGGGGCACGAGCAGCCGCTAAAGAAAGAGCTGCTCAGAAAGATGCCCTATATGCTCAAGAAGGACTCAAGTTCTTCAACAAAGAAACACAACTCGCAAGAACACAGAAAAGAAATGTCATAGGTTACTCACGTGATTTAAGTGATGCCTATGCAAGTGCTCTAGCCCAACAAGGTAAGGGTAGAAAAACAGTAGAGGCTGCTGCCCGTAAGTATTTTAGATCAAAAGGTACAGTAAACGAAGGCGGTAGATCTAGAACATTTGGTAAAGCTAATTTTCAAGGATTACTTGCAGCTCAGTCAGAAGTTGAATCAGTCATAGATAACGTACTAGGTCGTAATATGGCGTACGCTCAAGAAGGTGCTAAACGTAAGTTCCAAGCTGCACAAGCTCAAGGTCGAGAAGCTTTAGGTATACCAGCTGCATACGGTGCACCTGTTATGATGCCTCCTACAAACAGATTAGGTGGTGCTTTACAAATTGCTAGTCAGGTTGCTGGCATATATAGTGGTTTTGGTATGGACTTTTTAGGATAATATTATGACATCATCATCATTCGGAAATCTGATAGGTAAAGAACGGGACGAAATACCCGGCTACGGTATAAAAAACTATGCAGAGACAGAGCCTGATCTAACAGACGCCGTTAACAAACAGATCGAGGCTAACCAACAGGACACCATCCAGTTCTACAACGAGATGGCTGAAATACAAAAACTGATTGCAGAGACTCCTATGAAAAATTTGGAGTCTTTAGCAACTTTTTCTTCCAGAGCTGGTCAAGCTATGGAGGTTTTTAAGGACCGTCAAGAAGCACGAGAATTAAGGCAAGAATCAGATGACTTTTTAGAAAAAAACTCTGGTGCTGAATTATATAATAAAGAAGGTACGTTTGAATTAGAAAGTGCTAAATTTGATAACGAACTACTTAATGAAAATACTGAAGCTTCTTTAAATTTCTTACGAGCTAGAAATATTGAAGTACCGCAAGATCTTGGAATAAAACAATTATTAAGAAATTTAAATACGAATTATTTTGGTGCTAGATCTCAATTTTTAAATGAGAATGGTGCTCAAGAAATGCCAGATTCAGATGAGTTTATTAATTTACATGATGCTGCTGATGAGTTAATGGTTACAGCAATGCTTCGCAAAGCTAGAGAGCTTGGTATTGATACAAATAGTCGTGAGTTTAAAAAAGCATTTTATAACACTATATATCCAGATATTAAACAAAGAAGAGAAAATAATTTACAGTCTTGGAAAGGTAATGCTAATAGAAATTTTAACAAAATAAACAAGAAAAAAACCAGAGACATTATAGTTAAAACTCTTGAGCCTTACTCAGAAAATGCTAAAATGGATATAGATGTAATGACTCTTGTAGAAACTGTTAAGAATAGAATACCAGAACTCAAAACTAATCGTGATGCTATAGAATATATATTTAGCGAGGTAGCTACAGAGTCAGGTGAAGAGGGTCGCAGATTAAATGTTGAACATCTAGAATATCTTTTTGATGGGGCTATTTTTGAACATACTGCTACTGGTAAAAAAAGTACTATAGCAGATGGAGACTTTAACTTTAAAGATACTCTTAACTCTATAATGCAAAATGCAGAAATACAAAGAGCTAATGAAGTACAACAAAGCAATCGAGCTGATGAGGTCTTAGCAAAAGACGAGTATGATGCATTTATAAAAGCTAATCCAAACGTATCACCGGGGGTTGAAGCTAATTTTTTACAAGACTTAGAAACAAAGTATCCAAGTTTTGATGCAAGCACACTAAACAGTGGCTCTGGAAATACTGGTGGAGAGTATGATGGGCAAGCTAATAAACCAGATGCAACTATTGATTATAAACAAATCTTACAAGATGGTTTTGTTGCAACTAAAGATAAAGCTACACCAACAGAACTTCGTCAAATAGAAAAAGCATACGGTGACTTTAAAGCTAAAGTAGCAAACTTAGTAGCTGCCGGTGTTGATCCACGTGAAGCAGAAGGACAAGTATTTGATACAGTATCTAAAAATTTAAGTGCTGGTAGATATTCAAAATCTTCTATAGAAGCAAGAATAGGTAGGCAGATTCAACCTGTAGACATACTTGCAGATAATGAGCTGTTACGCTCTGATTCTAACAAGGTTAGATTTAACTCAGACTTTAACTCTCTTGCAGAACAGATTGCACTTTCACAGTATAAACGACATAAGTTATATGGTGAAGCATTTCCAACTTATTTTAAAGGTGTAACTAGAGGTACTAAAATTTCAGCTATAGATTTTGCCGAAGATAGATTTAGGTCTATGAATGGTTACAATGGTCTAGGTGAAATTGCAGAACGCTTTACACCAAATAAAAATGGTGTGTTAGTAGATAAGCAATTTGGACTTTCTAAAAAACAACTAAATGAGTTTGAAGTCAAGCCGCATTTAACTAAAACAAATATTAAATTATTACAAGATCCAAAACTAGCAGAAAAAGTACTGATAGGTTTTAGAAAAGATGGTAATGAGCTAGGTACATATTCACCAGCTACAGGGTTTGGTAAAAGAAACGGTGATCAACTTACAGTTGGTCAAGTAATAGAGTATGCTAACAGAGGTTCTAGTAACTGGGGAGTCTACGGATTTTCTGCACAAGAAATTAAGGAAGCTACAAAGTCTGGTGTTATAAGTAAAGACACAATATTTGACGAAGAAACACAGAGTCAGATGGTATTTGAACTTCTTAGACAGCGTTCTAACAGAACCAACAGTATTAGAGGTGCTATTATACAGGCTAAAAAAGGTGGTGAAGAAACAATTTTTGAAGGTGATGAAGAGATAGGCAGATGGGATAGGCTGGTAGAAATGGACAGCAATGAGATACAGGCTACTCTTAATGTATTTCCTATGTTACGAGAAATGCCTATGAACCAGTTTCAAAATCTTACAGCTGGTGTAGTTTTAAACATAGAACAAATAGTAAAAGAAGAAGAAGCTAAAGAAACAGGCGATCAAAAGATTGCAAGAATTGATAGAAACTTAGCATACTATAATGACTTGCTAGGAAAAGTAACTGAAGGGGACAAAGGTTTTCTTGGTACACGTATTCTTACAAAAGCTGCTTCCAGATTTATTCTTCCTAGACCAAAGATTGAACAAATAATTAAAGACTTAGAAGCACAAAAAGCAGAAATTGAAAAACTAAGAACAAATGACTGATTCAAATTACTCTGGTAATGTGGATATAAATATTGATCCCGAGTATGCTGATTATTTAGCAGACGAAGCGGCTCAAGCACAAGACGAGTACGAACAGGCTAGAGATGCACAAGAACAATCTCAGTCTACGTTACAGCAACAGGATAGAGTTTCTAAGGAAGTTCAAGATGATCCTCGAAATGCTGATAACTGGGGTGCTAAGGCACTCATAAAAGAAGGACAGTCCATATTGTCTGGTGGAGTTCAAGACACAGCATCTTCTCTCGCAACCTTTCCAGAACGTACGCTTGATGCGTTGTCTGGTGAGATGCAAAGAGAAAGACAAGAAACTGGTACATACAGACCAGAGTGGAGCCCATTTGGAGCATATGACAATCCAATAGAAACAAAAACATGGTGGGGTAAACAGTTACGTGGCTTAGTCCACTTTGGTACACTTGCAGTTGGTACAGTTGCGGCAGCTAAGGCTGCTGTAGCTACTGGTGCAGTAACAATACCAGCTGGTATACTTGCACTATCAAAAGGTAACATCATTAGAGGTGCAGCTGTAGGAGCTGTGTCTGACCTTATATCAAAAGAGTCAGATGAACAGAACGCTTTAGGTGCATTACGTGACAGGTATGGTTGGATAGATACACCAATATCTACTAAAGATACCGACCATCCAGTTATAATGAAACTGAAGAACATAGTCGAAGGCATGGGTATAGGCTTAGTCTTCGATGGTTTAGCTTACTCACTTGGAAAAGGCGGTAAGAAAAGTGTTGAACAAATAACTAAACGTAATAAAAGTTTAGAAAAACAAACAGTAGAGGCTGGCGTAGCACAGATACGTCAGGGTGAAACAGATTTTAGAGCAGATAAAAATGCACCTATATCTCAACCACACCAAGGAGCACACATATCAGAAGTAGATCCGCAGACTGCAAGAGATCAACTATCTGCTACACGTAAAAACTGGGGATCAGAAGAGGGATCTGCTGGTTCTGTAACAACACCAGTTGAACGTGAGCGTATAGCAATGGAAGGTGGCACAGATGATGCTACAGTAGAACGTATTTTGCGAGGTTTATTAAGTACTGAAAAGTTTGCTAAAGAGCTAGATGCAGCAAAAGGTAGTAGAACAGCTTTAGTAGCAAAGTTTAGAGAAGCTATAGAAGGACATCAACGTATAACACAAGGCAGAAATGCTGTAGATATGTCACCACAAGAGTATCTAAAAGAATTATTAGAAGCTAATCCTGACATAATTGATGGTGTAGAAGTATGGACATCTAAAAATGTCGTAATTGCTGACCTTGTGGTAGGTACACTACTTAAACAAGTTCGTGATTTAGGTACAGCTGGTAGAGAAATAGCAGATCTTGTTGACATACAAGATATAGATGGACCAACAAAACAGCTAGTGGACACTATGCTAACTGCATTGTACGAAACTAAAAAAGCAAGATTTGTAAAGTCTGATTCATTTAGAGAATTAGGTCTAGGTAAAAAAAGTAAGAAGACTGTAGAGGAAGCAACACAGGCATCATTAACAGATGCTAAAGACTCTATTATGTCTATACTCAAAATTGCTGGTGATGACAAAGATGATAACTTACTCAACGCTTTGTATGAAGCATTTTCTATGATAGATAGTGTTAATACATTAGATGATTTTGACAACTGGGCAAGAAAAACTATACTCGGTGGACAGTTAGAGGCTACAAGTCCTAACAGAACAGGTGCTATGATACGTGAGCTAGAAGGTGTAATGACTCACAGTATACTGTCTGGTCCTAAAACACCAATGCGAGCTATTATGGGTACATCTACTGCAACAGTATTAAGACCTTTAGCTACAGCATTAGGATCAGTTTTAAGACTACCATTTGACGGAAACGTAGCTGACGTTAGAGCAAGCCTTGCATCAGTTAATGGTATGGTTGAATCTATACCAGAATCATTTACTATATTTAGAAGCAAGCTTAACTCATACTGGAAAGGTGATATAAGATCTATCAAGACACGTTATGCAGAGTTTACACAGGCAGATGATAACTGGGAAATACTACGTCGTTGGGCAGAAGATAGTGGTCGAGCTACTGAAGGAGAGCAAGCAGCTTTCCGTGTAGCTAACATGGCACGTCAAATGAACAACAGTAACTTGTTGACATACTCTACTAAGATAATGGCAGCAACTGACGATGCGTTTGGTTACGTACTTGGTCGTGCTAAGATGCGTGAAAAAGCTATGCGTAAAGTTCTTGAGTTACAGGATAATGGTTATAAGACACCTAAAATTACACCTGAGTTAATGAAAGCATATGAAGATGATTTCTATGCACAGGTATTTGATGCTAATGGTAATATCATAGATGAAGCTACAAAGTTTGGTCGTAAAGAAGTAACATTAACACAGGATCTTACAGGCTTTGCAAAAGGTCTTAACGATGTATTTAGTGCTACACCTTTAGCTAAACCATTCTTTTTGTTTGCTAGAACTGGTGTAAACGGACTTGCATTAACAGGTAAGTATACTCCCGGTTTTAACTTTCTTGTAAAAGAATTTAATGATATAGCATTTGCTAATCCTAACGATTTAGCTAGTGTAAACAAGTATGGTATATTTACTCCAGAAGAGTTAGCTAACGCACGAGCTTTACAAACAGGCCGATTGGCAATAGGATCTGCGGTTACATTTATGGCTACACAGGCATGGATGCGTGGCGACCTTAACGGTAATGGTCCTGTAGATAGACAAAAAAGACAACTATGGCTTGATGGTAAATGGGAACCTAGAACATTTAAAGTAGGTGCAGTGCGTGTTGGTTACGACCAGTTTGAACCATTTAACCTTATTATGTCTACAATAGCTGACGTAGGTGATGCAAGTCAACTTATGGGTGAAGAGTGGACAGAAAACGAACTAGGTAAAATATCTCTTGTTGTAGCACAGGCTGTTACAAGTAAATCATATTTAGCTGGTATACAGTCTTTTGTTGACTTATTTGCTGGTAGACCCGGCCAAGGAGGTCGTATTGTATCTGGATTAGTTAACAACTCAGTACCACTATCTGGTCTTCGTAACGACTTAGGTAAACTATTTACCCCTTACATGCGTGAAATAAACTCAGGTGTGTATCAGTCTATACGTAACAGAAACTTAATTACAGAAAATCTTGCTGAAAAACAGTTACCTCTTAAGTATGATATGCTTAACGGTAAACCATTAAAAGATTGGGACTTTCTTACTCGTGCATATAACGCAGTAAGTCCTATTACTCTTAATTTAGAACAGAGTGAGGGTAGAAACTTCTTATTTGACAGTGGTTATGATTTACGTACATCTACATACTTTGCACCAGATAGCACAAACTTAACTGACCATCCTTATATTAGATCAGAATTTCAACGAGCACTCGGTTCTCTTAACTTAGAATTAGAACTAGATAAGTTTGCTAAAGATCCTAAGATGATAGCATCTATGGAAAAAATGTATGAAGACATACGTGCAGGCAAACGTGCACAGTTTAATGCTAGAGACTATTATCATAATAGAATTATAGACAGACTGTTTAAACGTGCTAAGAAAAAAGCATGGGCATCAATTAAAGACGATCCTAATATAGCAAACGTTATTGCAAAACAACGTGCAGAAAAACAAGCACAAATAGATAAACGAAGTGCATCCGCAAACATTCTTAACATATACAAATAATGTCACAACAATCCTTTCACCAACAAACGGCGAACGGCTCTAACATTGCATTTACTATTACTACATTTTCTGAAGATGAAATAAAAGTATATGTTGATGGAGTGGAGAGTACAAATGGAGGCTCTAGTCAAAACGACTACACTATACCTAACTATACTATTACTGGTGGTACAGTAACATGGAATACATCAGGTAGTCTTACAGCCCCAGCTAACCCAAGCGTCGTTCGTGTTGTACGTCAAACAGACGTGATGAACAATGGTAATACTGCTGTAGAAGGTAAAGCTACATTTACAGCTGGAGCTTCAGTCAAGGCAGACGACCTAAATAACAACCAAAAACAAGTTCTTAGAGCATTACAAGAACATAACGATCATAAAATACAGACTTATGATATAGAAGATAAAGCTGTAACAAGAGAAAAAATAGCACTAGATGCTATAGATGGTACTAGATTAGCAGATGATGCAGTTAACTCCGAGCACTATGTTGCTGATTCTATCGACTCTGAACACTATGCACCGGGGTCAGTAGACACTACAGCTCTAGCTAGTAATGCAGTTACAACAGTCAAAATATTAGATGACAATGTAACTATGGAAAAGCTAGGTAGTGGTGCATTACCTACAGATATAACAGTTACGAGTAATAACATAGTTAACGGATCAATTCAAACAGTTGATATAGGTGCAGATCAAATAACTAATGCACTTATAGCTGATAACCAAATTAATTCTGAGCATTATGTAGACGGATCTATTGATCATGTACATTTAGCTAACGATATAATAGATGGTGATAACATACAAGATAATGCAGTTAACTCTGAACACTACGTAGATGGTTCTATAGACAGAGTGCATTTAGAACCTGACATTATAGATAGTACTAAACTAGCTGATAATGCTGTCGGAACTGAGCACATACAAGGTGGTGCTGTTACAAATGCAGAGATAGCAACAGGCACATTAGATGGTAGATATTACACAGAAACAGAACTAGATGCTGGTCAGTTAGATAATAGATATTATACAGAAACAGAAGCTGAAGCTAGATTTTTAAGACAAGACTCTACTGAAAATATTAACAGTGGAATGACTTGGAGTAACTCTGATTCATTTGTAGCTACAACTGCTGCTATTAATGCAAGAATCATTGACCTTGTTGATGATGTTGGTGGTTTTACAGCCATAGCTAGTGAACAACACTTTCCTAACGATAACCCACAAGGGTCAACAGGACAAGCAGCTATATTAAGTATAAAAGCTGCAAGTGGTACATTAACTCCTAGTGGTACAACACTTACAATAGTTAACGGTAACTTAGCAGATAATGCTAATATTACTGTAACTGGTGTAACTGCTGCCATACCTTCGGGTTTCGGATTCTTGGTAGAATCTACAAGTACACTACATACTTATACTTTTCATAGGCTTGTACCTAAAGCTACAGAAGTCACAACAGTTGCAAATAATATAACCAATATTGTAAATGCTGGTGCAAACGTAGTAGACATTAATAACTTTGCTGATTTATATATTATTTCTGCAAGTGAGCCTACACAAAGAAATGATGGCTCATCTTTGGCAGAAGGTGACTTATGGTATGATAGTAGTAATGATAATATACAGGTATATACAGGTAGTGCATTTTCTAATGTAACACCAAATCAATCAGTTTTAAATGATATATCTATTGTATCAGGTGCTATAACATACAGTGAAGATTTAGGTCTCATAACAGATGCAGTAAGTACAGGTAGTTCTAACGGATCACTTGATATAGTTGCAGATATTATAGAAGACGAGATTTCATTTGCTGTTACAGCAGCTACGGGTAAGTTTATGATTGATGGTGTAGATAAGCCTGCACTAACATTATACAAGGGTTGGACATATACATTTGATTTAAGTGATGCATCAAACGCAACGCACCCATTCCGTTTCTCAAGCGGTGGTAGTGCTTATAGTACTGGTGTTACTGTTACTGGCACTCAGGGACAAGCTGGAGCAAAAATACAACTTGTAGTACCTGAATCACAGCCAACAAGTTTTATATATTATTGCACAGCCCATAGTGGTATGGGTAATACTATTACAGTAAAAGATGACCCAATCAAAACAGTTTCGGATGATATAACTAGAATCCAGACTGTAGCTGATAATATAAACAACTTAAATACTGTACAAGGTATTAGTGGTAATGTAACTACAGTTGCTGGAATAGCAAGTAATGTAACTACAGTCGCTGGTATTTCATCAGATGTAACTGCGGTTGCAGCAGACGCAACTGACATAGGAGCCGTAGCTGCTAAAGCAACAGAACTAGGAAGACTAGGTACAGCAGATGCTGTAGCTGATATGAATACCTTGGGTACAACAGCAATCGTGTCTGACATGGATACACTTGCAGATATCTCAAGCAACATCACAACTGTAGCTGGTATTTCATCTAACGTTACAACTGTAGCTGGTAATAATTCTAACGTAACTGCTGTTGCTGGTAAAGCTACTGAAATAGGAAGATTAGGAACTACTGATGCCGTAGCAGACATGGCAATACTTGGTACTACAGATGTAGTAGCTGATATGAATACTTTAGCTACAACTGCGATTGTGTCTGATTTGGACACATTGGCTGACATTTCTAGCAACATAACTACAGTTGCTGGTGTATCTGGTAACGTAACTACAGTAGCTGGTATAGCTAGTAATGTAACTGCTGTTGCAGGCAACGCTAGTAATATTAACAGTGCGGTCAGCAATGCTAGCAACATTAACAGTGCAGTTAGCAATGCTTCCAATATAAACGCTGCTGTTGCAAACGCTTCTAATATTACTGCTGTTGCAGGCAATGCTACTAATATTAATGCAGTAGCTGGTGATGCCACAGACATAGGTGTAGTTGCTGGTAAGGCGACAGAAATAGGTAGACTAGGTACAGCTGACGCAGTGGCTGATATGAATACATTAGGCACTTCAGCAATCGTAACCGACATGGATACGTTGGCTGATATTGCAAGTAATATCACTACTGTTGCTAATAATGACTCTAATGTTACAGCAGTTGCAAACAACTCAAGTAATATTAACAGTGCAGTTAGCAATGCTAGCAATATTAACAGTGCGGTAAGCAATGCTACAAACATAAATACTGTTGCTGGAATAAACGCAAACGTAACTACAGTTGCTGGCATATCGTCTAACGTAACAACAGTTGCTACTAACAACTCAAACGTGACAACAGTCGCATCAAGCATTACCGATGTAAACACCTTTGCTAATAGATACCGTATAGGTTCTACTAACCCAACTTCTAGTTTAGATACAGGAGACTTATTCTTTAATACATCTGCTAACGAGTTAAGAGTATATAATGGTAGTACTTGGCAAGGTGGTGTAACAGCTACTGGTAACTTTGCTACAACCTCTGGTGTTATATTTACTGGAGATAACAGATATAATGATAATATAAAAGCTAAGTTTGGTGCTGACTCAGATTTACAGATATTTCATAATACATCAGATTCTGTAATCAACTCAGCTGGTGTTGGTAATATTAAATTACAGGATTCTGGTAATACAAAGCTAGAGATAACTTCTACTGGTGCAACGTTAACAGGTACTCTTATTGCTGATTTAGCTGATAACAGTATAGACTCTGAACACTATATAGATGGGTCAATAGATACTGCACATATAGCTGACAATGCAGTTAGTACTGCTAAACTAGGAAATAACGCAGTAACAACAGCTAAAATAGCGGCTGGAGCCGTTACTGGTACTGAATTGTCTGGAGATATAGCTGCAAATAAACTTGAAATTAATAATGCTCATATTCTTGTAGGCGACGCCAATAATGATGGTGCATTGCAAACCATAAGTGGTGATGCAACTTTAGCTAATAATGGAGCGTTAACTATAGCTGCTGATGCAGTAACTGCTGCAAAGCTTGCTAATACGTCTGTAAGTGCTGGTAGCTATGGATCATCTTCAGCTATCGCTACATTTACTGTAGACGCTCAAGGTAGACTTACAGCAGCTGGTACATCAAGTATTAATACAGATTTAGTTGCTGACACATCACCACAACTAGGCGGTAACTTAGATGGTCAAAACAACAACTTATCAAACATCGGTACTATAGATGGTACAAATTTAACTCTCGACTTCGGAACACTTTAAATGGCAAAATTATTAAAACTAAGACGAGGAACAACCTCGCAACATAGTAGCTTTACTGGAGCCGAAGGCGAAGTTACTATTGATACAACTAAAGACACAGCAGTTGTACATGACGGCTCACAAGCTGGTGGTAGACCATTAGCAAGAGAAGATTTAAATAACGTATCTTCAGGTACTATTGCTGGAAGATTAGGTACAGACTCTATAGCAACATCAAAGATTGCTGGTGGAGCTTTACCTTCAGACGTAACTGTAGCTACTGCAAACATTAATAATGATGCAGTTAGTTTTGCAAAATTAGAAAATATAGGAACTAGCACTATAGTTGGAAGGATATCAGGTGGTACTGGCAATCCAGAGGAATTAAGTGCTTCACAAATTAGAAGTATACTAAACGTAGCAAATGGAGCTACAAACGTAACTAACAATAATCAGCTAACAAATGGTGCTGGATATGTAACGAGTAGCGGTAACACAATTATTGGTACTGACTCAGATATAGATACTTCGGGAGCAACTGTAATAAATCAATTAAACATGACAGACGGTGTTATAACCTCACATAACACTAGAACATTGTCACTATCAGACTTTGGTTATACAGGAGCTACAAATGCTAACTATATAACTAACAATAACCAGTTATCTAACGGTGCTGGTTACGTTACAAGTAGCGGTAACACAGTAATTGGTACTGATTCCGATATAAACACTTC